TACATTTTCGGTTGCAAGAATAGTCTCGGCACGCTTCATAAATTGTGCAGCAAGTTTTGGCATTTCTTTTTTAGGAATAATAAAGTCTACGATAGGAGCGCGAGAATGAAGCGGCTTAATGATCTTATCCTTGTAATTACAGGTAAGGATAAAACCACAGTTCTTGGAAAATTCTTCCATGAAGTTACGAAGCGCAGGTTGAGTACTGTTAGGATTTAAGTAATCTGCCTCATCAAGAACAGCATATTTACGCCCACCAGAAAGTGACACTGATGAAGCAAAATGTAGAATATCATTACGCAGAGTATCAATATTACCGTTCATCGAACCGTTAATGATAATGTAATCACAACCTAGTTCTTCAAGCATGGCTCGAGCAATAGTGGTCTTACCTACACCGGCACCACCTGCTAGCGTCATATTGGCAATATTACCAGAATCCACAAAGCCTTGGAAAGTCTTTTTTAGATCACAAGGTAGAATAGTGTCAGCTACCTTACGTGGGCGATACTTTTCAACCCACTGGTATTGTTCAAGCATTTACTTTCTCCATAATAAAAAAACCGCATGGATACATTATTACATATCCATGCGGTTGACAATAAATTCAATAATATTAGAAAGTAGAGTTAGATTCTACTGCAATCCAATAAACTACTTCAGTTCCTACAAATTGAGAGATACCCTTAGATGAGATCATAACTTTGTAGTCACCATCCATTATCCTAAGATTTTCTTGACGGAAAATAGCACGGAAGACCTTATCACTTTCACCGATATTAACAGAATAAGTGTCAGTTGATGGGTTCTTCATATCAATAGCTTCTAGTGATACAGTCGTGCCGTCACCAATAATAGCAATTTCAGGAAGACCAAGAACACTTAGAGCCTTGGTAACATTCTGATAATCACGATTAGTTAGGACACATTCTACATCTACTGATGGTAACTTGATTTCTTTTTCAGGTGGGGCCATAAGAATGGAAGGATCAGCATAATGATAAACTACACCACGGTTTCCATCAGAAATGCGAACAGATCTGTCACTAAATGTTAATTCAGGATTCTCAAATAGAGATAAAGTTGAAATAAATCGAGTAAGATTATAGATTGCCACCGTATTCTCAAACTGTTCAGTAACTGTAGTACGAGCCATGATAGTCTTATTTTGAGAGATGGTAGATACCATGTTACCAGGCTTCAGTAGAATAGAAGGATTGATAGCAGAGAAGTTTTTAAGAATGTGTAGAGTACGTGCACTTAGTTTCATAATATAGTTTGTCCTCTTTATTGTATATAATGTATAATATCATAGGTTAAGTAGTGTGTCAACTACTTCTTACCCTTTTTAAGCATTGCTGGATCAGCAGTAGCAGGGGCACCAATAGATGCTAGATCAGCAAGTGATCCACCAAAGATGTATGTACCAACGTGCTGTAGTTTCATCCACGGGCAATACCAAATTTTGCCACCAGCTTGTGCTAGTTTCTGGCAGAACCAATAGTCTTCTGATAGATAACGCTTAGACACTGGATCAATCTCTGCCTGAAAGTATTGCATGATTTCGCGAGAGCCATCAAACTGTTCAGTACGAACGTGGTCTGGTTTATAATGATATTGTGGGTAAACATCTCTAAACTTTTCAAATGCAGATCGTCTAGTCATCATAAAACCAGTACCAACTTCAGATACTTCTACTGGTTCATCAATTCGAATAGTGCCATTACCATTGGCTTTAGGATTAAAAACATAATCACCAACAAATTTGTCTAAAACATTAGCATCTTCATCTGCAATACCTTTGTTAACTGCTAACTTGATCTTTTCCCAAGAGATTGTCTTCTTTGGATATGGTCCTGCAAGAACGTCATATTCTGAATCATCAGATTGAAGTGCCATCATTGCAACAACATCACGCGGGTCAAAACCAATATCTGAATCGATGAATAGCATATGGCTGCAATCAGATCGCATAAACTCATCAACACAATAGTTTCGTGCACGAGTGATTAGTGATTCGTTAAATAGAAAGTATGATCTAAGTTCTAAACCATTAGCGGCAAACATAGCGGTTAAGTCGGCTGATGATTTAGCAAAAAGACCTGCACACATTCCACCATACATCGGTACAGCAAGAAAAAGTTTACGCTTCCTTAGTTCAACCATCTCAATCTTAATTTCCATAATCTATTCCTTATAATGATCATTATATAAAGCAAGCATAATATAATGCATTGCTTTCATTAAATCTTTTTTGTTGGAGCTATCTTTTTTTCCATATCGCCAAATATATTTTTCGGCGGTGTCAATGAAAGTGGTTGTAGCGGAACCACGAGCAATCCAAGCATCAAAACATTCTAGTGTTTCAGCTTTATAGTGTTCACTATATGTCTTATCAATATAATCTTTAAAGTCCTTGATAATCATATCCTCACAATATTTATACTGAATCTTATTGGATTCTAGAATATCATATGATTTTAAGGTTGATTCTGAGTTATCAATAGAATTAATTGGACTTACAGTAAATGTATATTTTTCATCATCCTTATTAGTGAAAGCTGTGGTACTCATATTAGTCAAAGTTATAGTACTCATATTATACTCCATTATTTAAAATAGTATAGTCAATACCTATTTCCTCAAAAATAGATTTAGTCAAAAGATTTGATTGTTCCCATTTGGTTGAAATGGTTGCTGGATGACAGGTAAATACTTTTTTAATACCTACTTGTGCCACACCCTTTGCACATTCAGAGCAAACTGGTAGACCATAAACATATAGAGTTGCATTATCTAGACTCACACCAGTTAAAGTTGCATTATAGATGCAATTAATTTCACCATGAATCATATAAGAGTATTTAGTTTCTTTATTCTCCAGTCGTTCAAACGAATCTTCAATACCTCTAGGAAAACCATTATATCCTGTTGCTAGGATTTGTCCATATTTACCTACAGCAACTGCACCAATTTTTGTTGATGGATCCTTAGACCAAGTACTAATAGTCTTGGCTAGTTCAAGAAAAGTTTTATCCCATTTATTTGGATTCATAACTAATATTTTGTTCCATTTCACGTTGATCTTTTTTATATCTATTGCGGTATTTGTTATTTTCTAGAATAACTTTTTCTAGTACCGAAAAATCATTTTTTAAGTTTTTGGAATATTTTAGAAATGCTATAGTATCTTTAGGGAAACATGATCCACCATAACCACGTTTACCATCAAATCCTGGTACAGTTGTATGGGATCGACATACTCTAGAATCAGTCGTAATAGCACTAATAATTTTGCCATAGTTGGCATTTTCACTATGAACTATATCATAAAACTGATTAAACCACAACACTTTTGTGGCAAGAAAACTATTGATTCCATATTTCACAAAAGATGCTTCAATATTAGTCATATGAAAAGTTGGACAAGGTTTGCAGATACTATAAAACTTATATAGTTCTTCTACTTGCTTAGTATAGATAGGATGCCCACCAAAAATATGCATGAATGGATTTACAAAATCTTCATTTGCACTTTTTTCGGTAAGAAACTCTGGGTTATAAACCACTCTTGTATCTGGAAACTTTTTAAGAATAGCAGGGGTCACAGTAGATTTAATGATAATAACACCATTAATATTTTCTAATAGATAAAACACTACAGATTCAATAATACTAGAATCTATAGATCCATCGTCACCCATGGGTGTAGGTACACAAACAAAGGTGAAATCCATCTTTGTTGGGAGTTTTGTAATGTCTATTCCATCTTTTGGATCAACAATATATTTTTGACACTGACTGTCAGGAAAGCCATAATCAACAGCTTTCCCTACAAATCCATGACCGATAATGGCTATATTTAGACTCACTTATTTACACCATAATATTTCTTATACCATTCACAGAACTTGGAAACACCTTCATGGATGGAAACTTTTGGCTTCCATCCAAGAGCTTGAAGCTTTGTAGTATCCGACCATGTTTCTAGAGTATCAGCAGGATGACGAGGAACTAGATTTTTCTTTATTTCACGTCCCATATTCTTTTCAATCTCTGAAATAAAATCCATAAGCTGAACTTGTTGTCCGCGACCAATATTATAGATTTCTGCTTGTGGTTCCTCAGTATTTAGAAGACTATCCATTAAGATTGCAATACCATTTACAATATCATCTACATAAGTAAAATCACGTTTCATATTACCATAATTATAAACATCAATAGTTTTACCTTTTACAGCAGCTTCGGCAAACTGGAATAGTGCCATATCAGGTCGACCATACGGACCATAAACGGTAAAGAATCTTAGACCAATATTTTGCTTGATTTTTGAAGTTTTAAACTGGCATTCATTTGTGCGTTTAGTATATCCATATGGATTTAGTTGGTGACCAGTAGGTTCATCTTCTTTCCATGGAAGTGGATTACCTGCCATAACACATGATGTAGAGGCATAGATTGCTTTATTAATATTAAATTCTTCAAGTATCTCAATGAGATTCTGTGTGCCAACAATATTATTTTGAATATAATCCATGGCATGATCATACGAATGACGAACACCTGCATATGCAGCTAGATGAATGACTAGGTCTGGATTTTCATTCTCTAAATTAGAAGACATATTATTTTTATCTAGTAAATCACAATGATAAACAAAAATATTATTTTTTTCTAAAATAGCAGCGCGAGTATTCTTAAGATCTACATCATAATAATTATTAAAGTTATCCATACCAAAAACATCATGACCGGCATCGTGAAGTTTTTGTGCTAGATGGAAGCCAATGAAACCAGCAACACCAGTAATGAAAATACGCGCCATTAAAAGTTTTTCCTACCTGTTGGATATTGTTCAAAAGAATATTTTTTATCTTCATAAGCTTGATCAGTGCCAAACTCTCGAATTAGTTTCATACCATAGTTATCAACTTTATTTACAATTTTTACATCTTTTTTGAGAACAAGAGGATTTAAGCGAGCAAGTTGCCCATTCTTATTGATTATTGCTTCTAGATCAACATGGTGGTGAACTCTACCATATCTTTCCTGTAATGTCACTACATCTGGGTGCATTTCCAGAAGCATTCTGGACTTATTTAATGAAGCATCTTCTTGATAGTTATTATAGAGCTCTAAAGTATTACCACCCTTTACAGTACCGGTTGCTGCTTTACCACATAGAAATGAGTAGAAAAGCATTGTGCATAAACCTTCCTTAAGTACTCGAATGGAAAGATCTACGTCCTCATTATATCGACCACGCCACTTATGTGGGCAATTATTGTCAATGAGAAAACAAGACATGATACGGGTATTTAGAATATAAGGAGGG